CACAAAATATCCATTTTGATATGTATCAATATCCTTAACGGGTTCCAAATTCTGACGTGCTGGACAAAACCTAAAACGTTTCTGGTATGGGACCTCAAAAACTGCTGACACGTTGTTCCCTGAACTTAGCATCATAGCTCCTTGACCAGCTGACTCACGTTTGATCATATCATTAATGAGTTCCTGGTGAGCTGCTGGCAGCAAAGTAGAACCTGTATCAGTAAAAAGGTCATTATCACCTAAATCTTCTGGCTTGCGTACAATAGTATAAGTATGCTCTGCATTCTCAAACTGATCTTGCTTGTACATATGACGGATTGTTCCTCTCCATCCTGCATAAGCCTGTGTGATAAAGGTTAAATAATTTGTTTGCCAGTATGAATAATTACGTGTGCCCGAAATAGCATGATTGGGTGCTGTACCCAATGTTACAAAACCACCATTCCTAGGCATGGCGCTCCGATAATTTTGGTTGACATGTATAGGTTTGCAAAAGCGACCGTTTGCACGATATCGCTAAAAACATACCTCTTAACAAGAGACCTAAATGATCGAATCACCTCACCATAATGAATATGATTGGTTTGGTCACTAATGTCCGTGTTTTCACCCATAGTTGCAACTTCAGAATCGTGTACTGGCTTCGTCGAAGCTTCCGTCATTTCATTTCCTATGGTACTCTCACTTGATTGTGGTTCCATCTCAGATGATTGGGGTTGACGATATTTCAATGTACCAACAATAGCATCAGACGGGTTCGCGAATTCAATATCATCGCACCCGGACACAAAAACGTTGATTTCAATGTCACCGTCAACAACGGATGGAACGGCTAGTTCATTAACGACATATACAGATAAAGTGCCATTACCGTAAACATCAACGGGACTCCACGTCTGACGCGTCGTCCCATATTCTTTACCAGGAAAAGGCATACAATTTCTATATGATGTTGATTGTCCCCAGCCGACACAAACCGTAAAATCTGTCTCTTGAGAAATATCAACAATAGTGGTATAAGCTGTATTGTACTCCGCGTCACCTGTTGGAGTACCTGAAGGGTCGTACACGAACTTTAAACGACCCTTATGAAAACCGCAAGATACCACTTGAAATCGATATTTAATAGAACCTCGCCATTGTTCAAAAGGCACCGATGCAAAAGCTATTGATGGAAGAAAAAACTGTTCTGTGGCTCCAGAACCTGTACTCAACACATTACGTGGGTCAACCACAGTATTCCAAAGAAGAGTCTCTGGATCGGCTGTGACCGACCAATCAAATGTATCAAGATAAGATTCTTTGCCGGCTACATAATTGATGTTCATCTCATCTGTGCCATCTAGACCTACAGTTCTTGGGTCTACAGTTAATTCTTGTTTGACATCAAGTGTCAATTTCTGTGCATCGTCTTTGGTATTTACCACAGCCAAATCGCGTACGGTTATTGGTCTCATTATCTCCTGTTCGATCGTTGCGGGTTTACTATACCCAAATAATGATGCCACCTTACCAACTGCATCCGCTCCTATAGAAGTTGCAAGCGCAAAAGGTCGTATAACAGGAAATTCTGATACTGCCGTAGCGATGCGTGATACAATACCTGCCATGTGAGAGATAGGTCTTGATGAATACTCG